GCATAATTAATGAGACACCCAACAATACTCGTGAGATAAATACCAGACGGATTTATACAAGTATCAGGGAACTCATATATGTGACCGAGAGGACAGATGACAGTTGTGTTACACAGCTGCCAAGCGATTTTCTCGAAGAAGCACCAATCATCTGGGTGATAATCCCCAGCTGTAAAGATCGAGTGTATACATAAATACACATACCAGTATTGCCAAGAAGCATCAAAACCAGAATAATCGCCAGCAACAACAGTTCTAAGCATACGATCCGTGAAAAGGTTGTAACCACCATGTTGGGCGGCATAACCTACCATAAAAGGTGAGCTAGGATCGTTAGCTTGAGATTTGAACTTTTGCGCAAAGTCGCTAAAGATATATTGTTGGGCAATGAAATCAGAAGTTTCAACCCCACAAAACAATCTAACAGCGTTTTGTCTAAGCTTGGTGAGGAGTCTTATTTCCTCTTTGAGTGTACTACCCACCAATGTGGGTGTGTAATCATCGGGATGTAAGTAACGAGCTGCTTCATTACAAACAAATGTAGCATACAAGTTGTCCTCAAGTACTTCAGCTTTGGTGCTAGCACCTGTGAAGTACTTTGTTATCTTACCTGGCGAAGACGTTGGGGAATTGCCAACACCCCAAACGCCAGTGTGAGTGTAGGTAGGGAGGTTTGACAAGGCCCTAACCAAATCAGAAGCTATAAGATCATAAAGTTCATCACAAGGTCTTTCAACCTGCATGTGTGACAATTTCTTTATAGCCTTACCTGCGCACTGTTTATTGGGTTTCGCATAACCATATGCTTCACCACTAACAATCCTCGAAAAAGATTTGATATCCTCGGAATTATTATAATAACCCGCAGCGCATGGAGAGTTTCCAAGATTGCACTGATCACTAGCAATGAAGCGACCACAAAGTCGGGTACCAACAAGCTTATCACCAATGAGATCATCAGCGATCAACCCCTCAGCAGAAGCAAGGCCTCTATCATCCCTATCAATAATTAAATTGGAGTAGGAGATATAGGAATCGGACGTGAGACACTCATCATTATCAAACAGTGGAGGCGATAAGAGGGAACACTGAATTTCTTCGTTAGAAGTTGCAGTTTTAATACTGAAGTCGGAGTTCCCAAATATACCACCACCATAGTAGCAAAAGTAATTCACACCAGTGAGTGACTTCGTCTGAGGGTTGAGCAACCCAGAGGCGTGAAGACCCAGAACACTAAGATGACCATTTCTATCTACGGAATTAAGAGAGGTACCAGACCATCCTTTATAGGTATCACAGAAATGCTTTGATTGCAACAACATATTGAAATCGCACAGAGCCTCAGATACTGAACTTGATCTGAACTGTAACTTACTTATATGAAAAGGTTTAGGTGTGTTGACACGTGGGCCAAGTATGGCACCACATACAAGCCCGACAGAGGAGCTCTCAAACGTCTCTCTCTTGTCGACAAAGCGGACCGGAACCAATTTCTTGTCAGCGTCGAGCTTCATAAGTTTTCCAAAGACTTTTGAGCCCTGAAAAGCTGAAGAGAGAGACGCGGGGCGAAACCTAACAAGCTTCTCACGTGGTATTGGTGCTTCTTTAACACCATCGCCAGAGTAAGAGCTATTAGTGGTTTCGACTTTGCAATAAGAATGATCGAAAACGTGCGCAACGAAACAGTCCTTTTCAACTACGGGAGCGTACTGAAAAATAGCTGATTTGTAACCATCCGCTAACTTAGCCGAGGCCATATCAACAAGCGCTGTCCA